GAGCCTGGAAGGCCTCGCCCGCGTCATGCATATTGAAAACGTCAGGCTGCCCGCCGTGGTCGCCTGATCAGCTTCGAGCCTCTTCGAGGTTCAGCACTTTTACACCACGCCAAGGGGCATGATCCCACGGTTTTCGCGTCGAGATTTCCGGCCATCGTCGCACCTCCGCAGGACGGGGAAAGGGGAAGCCATCGCCATCCCCCACACTGACCCCCCAGAATCCCCCCCCATGCCTGAAAAAAGGGAACCCTAACCGCCATCCCCCACACTATCCCCCACACTCGGCGGCTGCAATGGCATGGTGGCGCATGGTGGTGCAGGGCGGATCAATCGGGCTGTGAGCCTAGAGATTCCTGGCGTTCCGCGCGGCGGGTTTGCGCCAGCCTGGAACGCCCTGAAACGCCTCTTTGGCGTCCGTACGGGACGCCACCCGCTTTCCCCGCCCCTTGCAATTCAAGCTCTTACGGGGCGGTTTGCCACTTCGCAGATGCGGGTTTGCCAATTGCCGTTCACGATCCGCCCTTGCCGATCCGCGCGATCGCGGCCTCGGCCAGCCGTGCCTGATCGACCGCGCGCGTGTATCGCTCGACCTCGGCCAGGGTCTTGTGCCCCGTCACGGCCGCGATCTGATGTGCGCTGCAGCCCGCTTCCGCGAGGCGACGGGCCGCGGCCTTCCGCAGCCCGTGCGGCGACCGCCCGGCCGGGACGCCCGCCTCGGCCGACCAGTCCTTGAACCGCTGCGCGAAGCCGGCTGGCGTGAACGCCTTCCCCTGGCCGGTCAACAGGAAGGTAAGCTGCCCCTCCGGCACGGCGGCCAAGGCCGCGCGCAGGTCCGGGTGGATGGGGATCACGAGCCGGGCGCCGGTCTTCACCTGCCGGACCTCGATCGCCTCGCCACGAAGGTGCTGCCGACCCATCCGCACCACGTCGCTGCGCCGCTGGCCTGTGAAGAGCAGCAGCGCCAGGGCGAGGCGCTCCCGCGTGCCCACGGGCCACTTCGCCTCGAAGGCGGCAATGTCCGCCTCCGACCATGTGGGGATGCCTTCGCCCTTCTCCTTGAGCCGCCGCACGTCGCGGGTCGGATCATCCTGGCGCCACCCCTCCTCGATGGCGAAGCGCATCAGCAGCCGCATGATGCGGAGGACGTGGTTCGCGGCGGCCGGCGTCTCGGCCTTCTCGGCGACCAGGGCGCGGACATGGCGGGGTTCGAGCAGCCGGACGGGCTTGGTCCCGTGCTTCGCCCGCAGCCGGTCGAGGATGCCGCGATAGACGCCCTGGGTGGATGGGCCGAGTTGGCGGAAGGCGGCGCTGCGATACCACGCCACCGCCAGGGCATCGAGGCTACCGGAGACGGTGCGGTCGGCCCCGGCCTCGGGCTTCGCAGGCAGGGCCGCCAGGGCGGCGGTGTAGGCCTGCATGAACTCGGGGCTGCCGGGGGCGCCGGGAAGCGGCACGCGCTTCGTGGTGCCCGGGGCACGGAGGTAGTGCCGGACCTTCCCGAGTCGGTCGCGGAAGCGGTGAATGTAGCGGAGGCGGATGCTCGTCACGGGTCGTCCCATGGGTTCGGTTCGCCCCCCGGTGTTGCCCCACGTCCGGCCCGACGATCCAGCCAACGATCCAGATCCTCGCGCAGCCAAGCGACGCGCTTCTCGGTGAGCCGCACGGGCGGCACTTCCGGGGCCACAATCTCGCGGAAGGTCGTCTCGCCGAGGCCGACATAGGCGGCGGCAAGCTCGACCCGCAGCGCGCGCGGCCAGCCCGGGAGCGCGCCGTCAGGCACGGCGCACCGCCCACCGGCTGGTGATGACCTTCCACCGGTCCTCGACGAACTCCACGAGGATGCTGTTCAGGCTGCCGCGCGCGAGCACGCGGCAGAATTGCCCATGGCGTTCGGGCAGCTTCGTGCGGATGCGCCAGCGGTAGAGCATCAGCGCACCGCGACGCGCAGGGCGGCCCACGCTTCATCCACGCCCTCGATGTGATCCTGATGGCCCTGCGCGACAGGACCGCGCGGCCAAAGCCGAGAAAGCCCCGCGTCCATCGCCAAGATCGCCTCGCGAAGCCGGGCGCGCTCGCCCAACAGCCAGACAACGAGATCGACGTGATTGGGCCATACAAGATCGTCGCCGGGATGCGTTTCCTGCCAAAGCTGAATGGCTCGCATGTCGGCCTTCCAGCGCAGCTCAAAAGAGCTCTGGAAATCGTCACGCTCCGCCTCGGCCTTTTCCGCGCGGATACGTAAGGCGTCACGCTGATCAACGAGCGCGATCAGCATGTTCGCCTCTTCAATCTGCCCTCGCCCCACGGCATACAGAGCAAGGCGCTCCACCGCCTGACGGCTCTTTTCGTTGGTCATCGCCCCGCCTCCACCGCGAGCCGAACGTCGCTCGCCGCCGCGGCTTCGTGCATCCGGCGCACCGCCAAGCCTTCGGGCCAGCGCAGCGCCGCGCGTTGATGGGCGCGGGCGCGCTCCGCGTGCGCGTTATCGGGCACCATCCGATGCCGGGCGCCGCCGAGTCCCGCGAGGAACTCCTTGAAGAAGTCCTCGAAGCCGTCGTCCTTCATTGGACCGCCAGCCTCACGAAGACGCCCAACATGAAGCCCGTCGCCGCAGCGCAGAGCGCGACGACGAGGATCGCCCCAAGCACGCATCCGCGGCCCTCGTCGGCGCTGCCCATGGGGGGGCAGCGCCGCCTCGGACGGCTTCGGCGGCGGGTTCGCTACCTTCGCCACGGCCGGCTACTCCGGCTGACCGACGAAGATCGGCAGCCCCGTCTCGTCGCCCACTTTCTTCGTCGCGCGATCGAAGGCATCGAAGAAAACAAGGTCCGGCCGATAGCGGCGGAACGACCAGATGATCTTCCCCTCGATGCGGCGGTATTGCAGCTTCACCGGCAGGCGATAGGCGGCGTCGCCGTCAAAGACCGGCATCCCCACCACGAAGAGGTTCGGCACCTTGAGCGGCTGGCCCTGCGCGTTCTGGTGGGTGGTGCGATAGACGACCTCGACCTCGCCCGACGCGAGGTTGATCGCGTTGGCGACCTCGGCGGCTTCTGTCATCCGCATACCGCGCGCGACCTCGAGCAGCCGCGTGGGACCGGCGACCTCGCCGCCGAGCATGTCGAGCAGGTCGAGCGTGAGCGCACCCGCCTCCGCGCGGCCGTCCTTGGGCGGCGGCAGCACGTCCATGATGCGGTCCTCGATGAAGGCGGCGAAGTCGCGCTGGTTCATCCCCTCGCCGTCCTTGTCGGCCCAGGCCGTCCACGCCTCGCTCAGCGGGAAGGTGTAGACGCCGCGATGGTTGCCGAAACACGCGTCCGCATTGTCTGGGCCGGCCGGATGGTAATCAAAGACGGACGTAAGCGCCGGGTTGTCTTCCTCGCGCTGGGCAAAGACGGCGCTGTTCTCCGCCTTGAAGCGGTTCGCATGCGCGATGAAGGACGCGAGATCACCCAGGCGCGCCACCCCAACGCGGCGCTCGGGCTTCTGGCGATACTCGTCGAAGAATGGCTTGAGGCTCTTGATCTCGACCCCCTTGGGCACCGCGAGGACGGCGAGGTCGAGGTCACGGTCAATGCTGACGATCCGCGGCTCGTGCAGTTCGCGCACCGTCTCGATGATCGCGCGGGCATCGTCCGCGCCGGTGGTCTGCGGCATGATGGTTTTCCTTCCGGGGATCAGGCGAGCGTGGACGCCGCGCGCGGGACGGAGACGTCCCGGAACGGCAGATCGGGCTGCGCGGGGTTGCGCTTCGTGAGGTTGTTGTCGGGCGTGGCCCAGAAGATGGTCCGGCCGCGCGCGAGCTTCGGCGCCTTCGCCTTGTAGTCGGCGACGACCTCGATAATGCCGTCGTCCATCTTGAAGGCGAGGTTGATGGTGAGGCTGCCCGACGACTTGCCGGCGCGGCCCTGCGCCTCGTGGAGGCTCGCAACCAGATCGCGCAGCGCATCCGTCAAGTCGCCATGCAGGCGGCCGTCCTCAATCTCGCCAAGGAAGACGCCGAAGCTGCGCGCAGTCGGCGGCGCGGCCGGCGGGGTGGGAGCGCCTTCCATCACGAGGCCCCCTTCTGCTTCGTGCGAACGATCTGCACGCCCACCCGCGCGGCCGGATCGCCGGCCTTGAGCGCCTCGGTGAACGCCTCGATGGCCGAGTCCAGGCTCGCGACGATGCGCGACTGCGCGCGCTGGTCGCCTGCGGGGAGCGGCACAGCGGCAATGATGCGAAGCTCGTGCATCGTTGGTGCCGGAGGCGCGGGCGGCGTGGTGCCGGGCGACGAGGCCGTCTTCGGGATCGAGGGCGGCGGCGCGGCGCTCACCCCCGGCTCGGCCTTCGGCGTGAAGCCGGAGGGGTTGTAGGCGAAATCGTTCACGGGATTTTCTCCATGCGGCGCTGGTCAAGGACAGGCGGGGGCGACACGCGCGGCTGTGCGGACGCCTCCGGCCCCAGCAGGCCGCGCAGCGTCGCGAGCACGGCCTCCATTTCTGCGATCTCGCGGTCGGCGGTGCGCTTCGACATGCGCCCGGTCTCGACGATGTGGCCGTAGAAGCGGCGGCGGCGCTCGATCTCGCGCTCGACGCACGCGATCTGGACGCGAAGGGTGATCACGCCGCGCCCCGCTTCTTCTCGAGGTTGCTGACGCGCGCGGCGATGGCGCCGATGCGCTCGTCGAGCTTCTTCTGATCCTCGCGAAGCCCGGTGATTTCGGCGCGCAACGCGGCGACCTCGGGATCGACGCGGATCGGCCCGTAGGCCGCTTCGCGGATGCGGGCGACCCAGGACCAGGGGATGTTGAGTTCCTCCCCGATCTTCTGGTCGGACGCGCCGTCAAGATAGCAGCCGGCGTCGTCGTCGAAGGTCGCGTCGAGCTTCGCGCGGATCGCGAGGCGCTGCTTCGGCGTCGGCTCGCGGGCGGCCGGCGGTGCCGGCGCTGGCTTTGGGGTTTCGGGCATGATGCGGATGACCTTCTCTCCGGGGCTTTCGCCTGCGCGGTCCTTCGACAAGCACGCGGGGCATCGGGTGACGGACGCGCGCCATCCATCGGCCTGCCATCCGGTGGCGCGGGCGCGCTTTGCGATGAACTCGGGATTGATCTTCCGGCCGGCAGCCTCGGTCAGGACGAGCGCCTCGCCGCATCGGCAGGTGAAGGTGCAGGAAGAGCGCCAAGTGCCGCCGACCATCACCGAGCGGGTGACGAAGCCGAGGTCGTTCAGGGGCCGCTTCACAGGCGGCTTCCAGCGACAGGACGAGACGACGGGTTTGACCGCATGCCCGAACGATACACGAAAGCGAGATACAAAATCAATCAGGCTTGTGGCGCGGTGCGGTGGAATGTAGCGCCAGGCCGACGCATCATCCCGCGATGACCGATCGCCTCACCCCGTCAGCACGAAGCGCGCTCATGTCGCGCATACGCGGAAAGGACACCGCGCCTGAGCTCTTGGTCCGGCGGCTACTGCACGCGATGGGCTACCGCTTCCGGCTGCATCGCCGCGACCTGCCGGGGAGGCCGGACATTGTGTTGCCGGGGCGACGAAAGGTGATCGAGGTTCGGGGCTGCTGGTGGCACCGCCATCCCGATCCGGCATGTCCCAACGTGGCGACGCCGAAGACGCGGCCCGACTTCTGGGCCGCGAAGTTCGCAGGGAATGTGGAGCGCGATCAGCGCAACGAGGCAGCGCTCGCTGCGCGCGGCTGGGACGTGCTCGTGATATGGGAGTGCGAGGTCCGGCGAGGCGACGATCTGGCGCCCCGGCTGCGCGCCTTCCTGGGCGAAGTTTGCTATGGCCGGAATCGGCGAGCCTGACGCAACCTCTCGCCTTGCGCCCGGGACGGACATGGGGCACCACCCCGCTTCGGGCGCCATCCGTAACGGCGCCGCGTCGTGGGGAGAGCGGAATGGACGCACATGCCGGGACGCTGGTCGCCGATCCCGCCGTGCAGGCGAAGATCGAGCGCCTTGCTCGGGGCACCCGGCCGCGCGTCGTTGATCTCTTCTCCGGATGCGGGGGCATCAGCCTCGGCTTCCACAGAGCAGGGTTCAGCATCACCGCGGCGATCGAGTCTGACGAACTTGCGGCGCGCTCCCATGCGCTGAACTTCCACCGCGATGATCCAATGTTCGAAGTCCACGCGAAGGCGCGCGACATCACGCGGACCGATCCGGATGCGTTCTGCGCCGAGCTTGGCCTCGGCGGCAGCGACGAGGCGGTGGACGTGCTTGTGGGCGGCCCGCCCTGCCAAGCCTACGCGCGCGTGGGCCGTGCCAAGCTGCGCGAGGTCGCGGAGCATCCCGAGGCCTTCAAGGTGGACCCGCGGGGCAACCTCTACCTGCGCTATCTTGAGTTCGTGCGGCAGATGAAGCCGCTGGCGCTGCTCATGGAGAACGTCCCCGACATTCTGCACTACGGCGGCCACAACGTAGTCGAGGAAATGGTCGAGACGCTTGCGACCATGGGCTACGAAGCGCGATACAGCCTCATCAACAGCGTCTTTCATGGCGTGCCGCAGATGCGCGATCGCGTGTTCCTGGTGGCCTACCGGCGCGAACTTCGCATCCGACCGACCTTCCCAAAGGCGACGCACCACATGAAGCTGCCGCCGGGCTACGCCGGCACGCGCGCCGTGGCCCTGCGCTATGTGGACCTGCTTGGCGGCGCCGGCTACGTGCAGCCCGACCTGGGCGACGAAAGCCTTCCCGGTCCCGTCACGGCGCGGGAAGCCATCGACGACCTGCCGCCCATCCTGGGATCGTCGGTGAAGCGTGGGGCGCGCCGCTTCGGCGAGCACACCTGGGTTCCCTACCGGAAGACCAACGAGATCAGCGCCTACGCGGCGATGATGCGCCAATGGCCGGGCTTTGTGAGCGACGGCGGGGTGGTGGACCACGCCATCCGCTACCTGCCGCGCGACGGCGCCATCTTCCGGGCGATGCCGGAGGGCGCGGAGTATCCGGAGGCGCACCGCGTCGCCACGCGCCTTTTCGAGAAGGAGGCGCGGCGCCGCGGCCTGACGCCCCGGATGAAGGCTTGGGCCGAGATTGAGCGGGAAATGGTGCCGCCGTATCCGGTGGGCACCTTCCCGAACCGCTGGTGGAAGCTGCGGCGTGACTTCCCCGTCCGTACGCTGATGGCGCACATCGGCAAGGACACGTATTCGCACATCCACTATGACGGCGCGCAGGCGCGGACGATCTCGGTGCGCGAGGCCGCGCGGTTGCAGAGCTTCCCGGATGCCTTCCGTTTCGAGGGGACGATGAACCCGAGCTTCCGGCAGATCGGGAACGCGGTGCCACCCCTGATGGCGTTCGCGCTGGCCGAAGTCATGCGCGACGCAATAGCAGGCGCGGTGAAGCGCCTCGCTTGACCTACGCGGCGGCCACCCCGCCCAGGGCGACGGCCGCCCCCCAGGCAAGCCCATCAGCCTCCGGGTCCACGACGAAGCCATCCGCGCGTACGCCTTCGGGGAAGGCCCCGTCTCCGGCTTTCAGCAGGTCGCGCGCCCATTCGTTGATCGGTTCGGAGATCCTCGCGCGGGGCGCGTCGCCATCGGCGCCGAAGACCCGGACGATGCGATACGGCCGATCCGCCTCCGCTGCGAAGGCGGCCTCACCCATGCTGATATGGAAGCGCGTGGCGAACCCGGCCTTGGTCGTCTTCACGTCGAGATAGGTCAGCCCCGGGCCGAGCGGCCCGCCTTCGGCCAGCATGTCGAAGGGCGAGAGCGGCTCGGCGTCGGCCACCCAGTCTAAATCGTCGCACTCCTGGCCGAGCCAGTCGGCGACCATTTCTTCGCCCGCGCGCCCGGTGGCCTCGGCGGCGGCGCGCGCCCGCAGCAACTGCTCAAGGGAGACGCCCCCGCCAGCGCGGCGACGGCGGCGGCGCACTTCTTCAAGCGCGGTCGTGTCGCCTTCCATGGCGCGCTCGACGGCGGCCTCCGCGTCGGCATCATCGGCGAGCCGCCAGACAGGATGCTCCCGGCTCACGCCCACGGCATCAAGGGCGGCGGCAAGCTCGTCCGGCCCGATCAGCACCATGCCGGTGTCGTCCATGTGGGGCATGAGGGCGCGGATGATCTCGTCCTCGCCGGTCGCAGCCGCCAGCAACGCCATGACGACCGCGGCTGGCTGCGGCTCCCCGTCGAAGCGCAGCAGCGCGAGGTCGCCCTCCGCCAGCCGCGAGTAGCGCCCGGCCTCGCCCTCCGGCTCGTGGATCGTCTCGCCGTTCAGGCGCCAGTTCTTCGACCCCGGCGACCGCACCGCCTTGCGCGCGATCTCATGCGCGCCCGCGCCATTCGGCCCGTAGATCGTCACCGAGAGCGGGATGCGCGTGAGCCCGGCCTGGGCCGCTTCGCGCACGCCAGGATAGAGCTTGTCGAGGAACTCCCGCGCGTTGAGGTTGATCGCCTTCTGCTTCGAGACGCGGTCGATCATTCCGCGGCGCAGCCAGTCGTTGTCGCGCTGCCAGATGGGATCGAACAGCGTGAGGTCGCTCTGGCGAAGCAGCTTCAGGGCAATCTGGTCAGGCATCGAATCCTCGCGTGCGGCGAGGATGAAGGTAGCCGACGAAGGGGCGGCCGTCAGCTTCCGACCTGCCGCCCGAGCCAGACCACCCTGCCAATGACGTCCACATCGTCGGGGGCCAAGCCGTCGAACGCGGCATAGGCCGCGTTGTCGGAGCGGACGGAAAGGGTCTTGAGAGCGGGATGCGCGGTCACGCGCTTGACCTGCAAGCCGCCATCCACACGGATGACGTAGATGCCTTCCCGCGCGGTCGGTCGCCGCTGGTCAAGGTCGATCAGCACCGTGTCGTCGTGCCGCAACGTTGGCTCCATGCTGTCGCCGTCCACCGTCAGCACGGCGAGCTTGTCCAACGGCGCGCGCGTGATCCGCCGCAGCCAATCCTCGCGGAAGGCGGTGCGGTGCGAGACACTGTCCGAGCCTTCGATCGGCGCACCCGCGGCGGCGCGCGCCTCGTAGACGGGAAGCAAGACGAACCGCTCACCGCCGAACTCGACCTCTTCCGATCGCAGGCTTGGCGGGGGCGGGATGGGCTTCCGCGGCACGCTCTGGCCGAGCAGGGCGGCGGCTTCCTCCAAGGTCGCGGGGACGCCCGCGCCGTCCTCGTGCCCAAAGAGGATGATCTGCCATGACACCTTGAGCGGCCGCGCGAGCATCTTCGCGGCACGCGGTGTGAGTGGACGCCCGCCGCCTTCATAGGCTCGGTAGGTCGCCTCCGGGATGCCGGCCGCACGCGCGAGCTCGGCCCCTGAGGAGAACCCCCGAAGCTGCCGGAGCGACTTCAATCTTTCGGCGGCGGCGTTCATGGCGATGCGTTTTGTAGCGCCATGCCGCGCGACGCGCCAGCGCAGATAGGCTTCTACCAAAAGCCTGCGCTCCGATTCGCGGCGATACATGAAGGATTGATTTTGTAACGCTCGTTCGCGTATCGTTCCCGTCATGCCCGACTGGAACAGCATCATATCGAAGTGGCCGAGCGCGGCGGCGCTCGCCGACGATCTCGGCATTTCGGTCGTGACGGTGCGCGCCTGGCGCGTGCGCGGCATCCCGGCCCGCCGATGGCCGGAGATCGTCCGGGCCGCGAAGGCGCGCCGACTGCGCAGCATCACGTTCAAAGCGCTCAGCGCGCTGGCGGTGCGCTGATGCACACGGTCGGGATCGACCCCGGCATCGGCGGGGCCATCGCGTGGATCGACCCGGATTTCGGCGTCCGCATCCACGACATGCCGGTCATGGGCGCGAAGAGTCTGATCGACGCGCCCGAGCTTGCGCACATCCTCCTGCACGCCCAAAGCCGGCTCAAGCCGCTGCACATCGTCATCGAGCGCGCGCAGGCCATGCCGAGACAGGGCATCGCCTCGGCGTTCAACTATGGCCGTGGCTTTGGGACGATCGAGGGCGTCGTCTTCGCGCTCGGCCTTCCCCACAGCTTCGTCACGCCGGCCGCTTGGAAGCGGGCTGCCGGCCTCGGCTCCGACAAGCGCGATGCGATCGCACGCGCCATCCAACTGCGGCCCGATGCCGCGCCCCTCCTTCGCCGCGCGAAGGCCCATGGGCGCGCCGAGGCCCTGCTGATTGCCATCTATGGAGCGGGGAAGACGTGAACGCATTTGAACGACATGGGCTTGGGCACATTTCGGCCACGAGCCTCAACACCTGGGCGGCGGAACCCGCCTTGTGGGTGATGGAGAAGCTGCTCGGGAAGCGCGCCCCGGCCGGTGCCGCCGCTGCGCGCGGGACGGCGGCGGAGGCCGGCGTGGCGCACGGTCTCTTCCAGCCCGAGGCTGAGGTCGTCGAGTGCCAGACGGCCGCGCTCGCGGCCTTCGACGCGGCGAGCGCCTTCCTCACCGACAGCAACCGCGACAAGGAGCGCGAAGCTGTCCCCGGCATCGTCGAGGTCGCGCTGCGCGAGCTGCGCCAATACGGGCGGCCCACGCCGGCCGGCATGATGGGCGAGCAGCACAAGGTCGAGGTCCGGCTGCCGGATGTTCCCGTGCCGATCATCGGCTACATGGACTTCCTCTTCGCCGATCACGGCATTGTCGTCGATCTCAAGACACAGCTTGCGCTGAGCTCGAAGATCAACCCGGCGCATGCGCGGCAGGGTGCGGTCTACATCGCGGGGACCAACCGCGAAATGCGGTTCTGCTACGCCACGCCGAAGAAGTGCGCGGTCTATCGGCTTGAAGACGCCGACGAGCATCTGGCGGTGCTGCGCGCCATCGCGCTCCGGCTCGAGCGCTTCCTTGCCGTCTCGTCCGATCCGCACGAACTCGCGGGCATCGTCTGCCCCAATTACGAGGCGTTCTACTGGAACAGCACCGCCGCGCGCTCGATGGGGCGCGAAGTTTTCGGGTTCTGACCATGGACGGCGCCAACACCCGCACCATCGCCGCGCGCCGCGACGATGGCACCGGCTTCGCTGCCATCCGTGGCAAGCTCGTCAACCTCGGCATCCGCGACTACCGACCGGGCGACCATGTGGCCGGGTTCGCCGCGGACGGCTCCATTGAGCTCGTCATCATTGCGGGCGTCGGCGGCGGGCGCCGCGCCTGGTCGCTCGATGACGAGCCGATGCACATCGTCGGTCTCGTAGTCGGCGATGCGGACGGAAGCGCGTCATGAGCCCCTGCCGTCGCCGCGCGATCCGCCGCGCCTTCGATCTCATGCGCGTGGTGCTCGGCGGGGCCGCGTTCGCGCTCTGCATCTTCGGCATGCTGTGGGCAGTCGAACTGGTCTTCGTGCCGCCGGACTGACGGCACGCGGAGCGGCGACGCGCGCCCGCCGGAACCGGCGCGCATCATCACCAGCAGAAGGAGAGCCCAATGGGCCTCGGATTGACCACCGGCGGCGGCGATATCGTCCCGCATGTCCGCTATGACGCACGCGCCGGGCGCATGTTCCGCGCCGACCGCGTGCAGGGTGCGGGGGGGCAGTATGAGACGACCCTCGTCGATATCAGCCAACCCCCGCCGCAGTTCGCCATGGACCTCGCCAACATCGAGGTCGGGTGGATCGCCTATCTGCAGACCGGCCCCGATGCGAAGATGGTCCGTGTCGGTCAGCCGATGCCGGCGCAGCCGACGAAGGAGCACAAGCAAGGGTTCCGCGTCACCATCTTCGCGCCGAAGCTGCTCGGTGGGGTGCGGGAGTTCGCGAGCACCGCCGGGGCGGTCAAGGGCGCGATGAACGCGCTCCACGACGCCTTCGAGGCGGCGCCGGAGGCGAAGCAGGGGCTGGTGCCGATCGTCGCCATGACCGGCACCACCCCGGTCGTCTCGAACGGCGGCGGGCAGAAGACCACCAACTATGCGCCCGTCTTCCAGATCGTGAAGTGGATCGAGCGCCCCGCCGAACTTGCGGCATCGGCCGCGCCTGCTTCGCCCCCGACGCCCGCCGCCCATGCGCCCACGCCCGCCCAGGCGGCGCATGTGCCTCCGCCCCCGCCGCCGCCGGCGGCGGCGGCTCCAGCGCCCGCCTCCGCCGACACCGAGTTTTGACGTGTCGGAGGCCGGGGAGCATCGTGGCGAACTTGTCGCCATGATGCGGCATTCCATCGAGGAGGGCGTCCGCGACGCCCTCCATCCGGCCGATCCGCCGGTCGCCTTCGTGCTGGTCACATGGCACGAGAGCGGACGGACGGGCTGCTCATATTCGACTTTCCCGAAGCTCATCCCCGAGCAGACGCTCGTGGATCAGGTTGCCTGCGTGCTGGTCGAGCGCGTGGTCATGGGCAAGCTCGACGAGATCGCCAAGCACAGCGCGGATCGGCCCGAATGATGGCGCCGCCCGCCGCCCTCGCGCCGCTCGTCGCGGCCCATCGCTGGATCAACTGGCGATGGGTCGAGCGCGCGGACGGCGGGAAGCCCGACAAGGTGCCGTTCAATCCGCACCGCCCGGATCGGCACGCGAGCACCCAGGACCCGCGCACCTGGGGGCCGTTCCCGCTCTGCCGAGGTCTCGTCATCGAAAAGCGCGCCGATGGGCCGGGCTATGTCTTGCGCGACGATCCCGACCACATCTTCTTCGACCTCGACAACTGCCGCGATCCGGCCACCGGCGAGCTTGCCTCCTGGGCCGTGCGCCTCGTCGAGGCTGCCAACAGCTACACCGAGCTCACACCATCCGGACGCGGGCTGCGGATCATCGGGCGGAACGAGACGTTCGCGGTGTCCATCCATCGCACCGTCCGCATGCCGGACGGCGGGAAGGTGGAAATCTTCCACCGCTGCGCCCGCTACGTCACCATGAGCTTCAACCGCTTGCCGGGCACGCCCGACCGCTTGGCTCCAATCTGCGACCTCGCCGCCGAGCTCCTCATGCTGGCCGGGCAAGGGGCAGCGCCCGAAGACATTCGGCCTGGCCGCGACGCCACCGCCTCGATAGAGGACATCCGCTCAGCCCTCGCCGCCATCCCGAACGACGACCTCCCCTGGGAGCAATGGTCACGGATTGGAATGGCCGCTTGGCGCGCCTCCGGCGGCGCCGAGGACGCCCTTGCCGCATGGAAGGCATGGTCGGCGAAGTCCCGGAAGCACAACGACGCGGCATGCGATGAGCGGTGGCGGCACTGGTTCCGCAGCCCGCCGTCGCGCCTGGGATTCGGGTCGCTTCATTTCCTGGCGTCGCACGCCAGCCCCCTATGGGTGCCCCCATCGCGGCGCGCGCCCGATCCTGGCCCGTTTTCCGGGGCGCTGGCGGCGCCGGGCGCATCCGCCGAACCCTGGGATGCCCCCGGCCCCGAAAAGCCGTCAGCGCCCGCCAGAACCGCCCAGGCGCCGGCCTTGTGGATCGACGGGGATCGGCCCGATGAGGTTTTCATTCCGGCACGCCCCTGGGTCGTCCCCGGCTACCTCATGCGCGGGGCCGTCTCGGTCCTCTCCGGCTCGGGCGGCGGCGGGAAGTCGTCCCTGGTCGTCGCATGGACCACCGCGCTTGCGGAAGGGCGCGCCCTGGGGGGCTTCGCCCCTCGCCAGCCGGAGATCGTGGTCAACTACAACGTCGAGGACGATCGGGACGAGCAGCGGCGACGCTATGCCGCGGCGCTGGTCGCGCAGCGCGCGTCGGGCGAGACGATCCAGCGGCGGGTCTTCCGCTGCGGCCCAATGGGCGTCGGAACCCTCTTCGAGCGCGATCCCATGACGGGGCGCGTGACGCCCACCATCGCCCTTGAAGCCCTCCGCGCGCTGATCGAGGAGAGCGGAGCGTCGGTGCTGGTCGCCGATCCCCTCGCGGAACTCCACAATGCCGAGGAGAACGACAACACCGCCATGCGCGCGGTCATCGCCGCCTTCCGGGCCATGGCGCGCGACCTCGACATTGCTGTCCTCGTCCTCCACCACAATCGGAAGGGCACCCAGGAAGCCGGATCGGCCGACATGATCCGGGGCGCCGGGGCCATCACCGGCGCCGTGCGCGTCGCGCTCACACTCAGCACCATGACGCCGGAGGAAGCCGACAAGCTTGGCGTCAAGCCGGAAGATCGGCGCGCGCACTTCCGAGTGGACGGGGCGAAATCGAACTACGCGCCGCCCGCCGAGGCGGAATGGTGGCGCCTCAAGGCGGTGGAAATCCACAACGGTGAGCAGATCGCCGCGGTCGTCCCCTGGGCACCGCCCAGCGCGTTCGGCACCCTGTCCATGGCCGATTGCGTCGCCATCCTCGAGGCCATCCGCGCCAAGACCGGCACGAACCACCGCGGCGAGCCGACCGGCTTCAAGGAAAGCCAGAAGGCGGGGCCAATGAACGCGACCAGCGTCCTGGAACGCTTCGGCGTGAGCCACGAACGCGCCCGCGACCTCCTCGCCGCATGGGTCCGGATGGGGACGCTCGCCCTCGTCGAAGGCCGCGACTTCAAGCGCGAACCCGCCATGATCTACCGCGTCAACGACGCCGCCCTCGCCGAGATGCGCCTATCGGCGGGCGCCACGCAGGCGCCGGATTTTTCCGACGATGAGCCATAATCCGGCACCCAACCCCGCAAAATCCGGCAAAAATCCGGCGCCGGATTATTTTTACTTGGTTGGGGGTATAACCCCCAACCCGGCAGCCGGATTTTCGCGCCGGATTCGGCGCGAAAAATCCGGCAGCCGGAAGAAGCGGGAAGCGAAGGTCGGGATGACCTTCGATGACCCGCCCACGTGGCTCGAAGCCCGAGAAGTCGACGGGCAACGGTTCGTCTGCATAGACTGGTGGCCCTGGCTCAACGCATTCGGAGAGCCCTCGGCGCTGGCCGTCTGGGCAACCGAATGCGCCGTCTGCCGAAAGCCGATGATCGCAACGACGATCATCGGGAAACGCTCCTACCCAAGCCGCCGCTGCACCGAGCACGCAAAGAAGGGGGCTCCGATGAAGGCGAACAAAGCCCCATGACCTGGGACCGCGAAGCCGTCAGCACCGCCCAGATCATCCAGGGCTACGTCCAGGCGGTGGACGCCGTCACCGACGCCATGGAGCGGAAGTGGGGCGTCGGCCGCCTCCGGCTGCTCGTCACCGACGAACTCCGCGAGCGGTTCACCCGCCAATGGCAGAAGTGGCAACAGGCCTACGCCCGCCAGGACCTCGAAGCCGTCAAGACGCACTCGGATGCCATGCGCCGCGCCTGGGCTGCCCTCGACGCCGCGGCAACCGCCGCCGGCCACCAGCCCATCAAGCCGGAGGTCTGGGAAACCCGCCTCGCCGACGGGACGGTCCTCGCCCTCGTCCGCACCTTTGAAGAAGCCCACGCCCTGGCCAAGTCCGAGGACTTCCGCGACCGCGAAGTCTGGACGCTGGAGGAGGTCGCTCGGATCATCGGCGCCTGGGCGGGCCGCCATTGGGTGGACGCCATCCACCAGCGCTTCCCAGGCACCCGCGTCGAGAAGGTCCGGCTCACACCAATCGGCGCGTCCTTCGACTGGTCCCGCGGCGACGCAATCCCCTTCGGCCACGACGACCCGCAAGGCGCCCACGCCCCGACGCCCATCCAGGCCCCGGTGCGCGTCCCCGAACACATCCCGCCCGCGCGACCTCCCCGCAGCACGAAGAGCAAGCACCATGGCCGCCAAGCCTAGGCGACGGCGCACCCGCGCCATGAAGGAGCCCGCCCTTGCCAAGCCGTCGAAATGGCGGCTGCAGCATGGTGACTTCGCCGAGCCAGTGCGCTTGCCCGACCCCGAGACCGGAACGCCCGTCGCCCTGCGCCGGGCGCTCACCCTGCTCGACCGCATGGTCGAGGCCGGGACGATCTCGCCCCTCATGCGGCAGGCTGGCGACGACTTCCATCGCTCCTTCCGCATCGCCGCGCTCGACACCATCCGGCCCACACCCATCTTGCGCTCGCCCAAGGCCACGGGCGAGACGATGACCGAGCGCGTTGAAGCCGCCCGCCATCGGGTCGCCGCCGCCATGGCCGCCCTCGGGGGTGCCGACAGCCCTGCCGGCTCCTGCATCTGGCATGTCGTCGGGTGCGAGACTTCTATCCGCGAATGGGCCGTCCGATGTGGGTGGGGCGGCCGGGCAATGGGGCACAGCCAGGCGCAGGGCGTCCTCGTGTCGGCATTGGGCGTGCTTGCCGCCCATTACCGTCTCGTCCCTCGGCCGAAGCAGAAGGCTTGACAAGTGGAATCCAAACGATGCACGATGTCTCCATCATGTCGAGCTACGTCCCGAGCGGGACGAAGCATCTGCGACCACCTTCCTCATTTTCAGGCTCAAGTCCGCACGTCTTCCGCGCGTCATCGACGCGTCGGACGTGCGCGCACGTCGATGACGTGGATGCGTGGGGCCTTCCCGGCGTCGGCCGTATGCGGGGGGCCTAGGCGCGCAAGAAAGCTACCGTCAGGCCCCGAAATTGCGTTGCAGGGGGGCGCGTTGCGGGGTTGCGGGGGTGGCGATGGACGATCCGGTGAACATGCCGCCGGGCGTGCCGCTTGTGCCGGTCGCCGAGCTTCGGCCCGATCCCGGCAATCCGCGCACCCACGATCCGGCCCAGATCGAGAAGCTCGCCGCCGCCATCCGCGTGGTCGGATGGACGAACCCGATCCTGGCTGACGATACCGGCCGCATCCTGGCCGGTCACGGACGCCTCATGGCCGCGCGGCTGCTTGGGTTGGCGGCTGTCCCCGTCCTGCGGCTGCGCGACCTCACCGACGAGCAGAAGGCGCTGATCCTCATCGGCGACAACCGGCTCGCCGAGGACGCGGGGTGGGACCGCGAGGCCCTGGCCGTGCTGCTGCACGAGCTCGAGGCGAGCGGCGCGGGCCTCGAAGCCACGGGTTTCGGCGACGACGAGATCGAGGCGATCCTGCGCGAGGCCGCCGGCCCGCAGGACGCCACCCCGGCGGCTGGGGATGGGGCCGCCGGGGAGGGCGCGGCGCCCGCCGCCCCGTCCGGCGCCGGCAGCCTCGCGGCGCGCTTCGGCATCCCGCCCTTCTCCGTGCTGAACGCGCGGGAAGGCTGGTGGCAGGAGCGCAAGCGGGCGTGGCTTGCGCTCGGCATCCGGAGCGAGGTCGGCCGTGGGGGCAACCTGCTGAACTTCTCCGAGACGCTGATCGAACCCGACCCGGCGAAGCGGGCCGCCATGCGGGCCGCCCGGGAGGCCGCGGCGTGACGAACCTGACCTTCGTTGGCGGTGACCGCGATCCGGACGACCTTGATCCTGTCTCGCGCCAAATCCTCGAAGCCGGGCCGGGCACGTCCGTCTTCGATCCGGTCGTCTGCGAACTCGCCTATCGCTGGTTCTGCCCGCCCGGTGGGACGATCCTCGATCCCTTCGCGGGCGGGTCGGTGCGCGGTGTGGTCGCGTCCAAGCTCGGCCGGCAGTATGTCGGCATCGAGCTTCGCCCCGAGCAGATCGCGGCGAACCGCGCCCAGGCCGACGACCTTTGTGGCGATCCGATGCCGGTCTGGATCGAAGGCGACGCGCGGGACGCGGCGCGCCTGGCCCGTGGCGTCGAGGCGGATTTCGTCTTCTCCTGCCCGCCCTACGCCGACCTCGAAGTCTACAGCGACGATCCGCGCGACCTCTCGAACATGCCTTATGACGAGTTCCGCGCGGGCCTTGCCGAGGCGGTGCGGCAGGTCGTGGGGATGTTAAGGCCGCACCGCTTCGCGGCGATGGTCATCGGCGACGTGCGCGGTCCGGACGGCTTCTATCGCGGCCTGCCCTGGCATCTGATCCAGGTCTTCGAGGATGCCGGCGCGCGGCTGCTGAACGAGTTCATCCTCGTCACCGCGGTCGGTTCGCTGCCGATCCGCGCCGGCCGGGCCTTCGCGGCGACGCGGAAGGCGGGGAAGACTCACCAGCAGCTTCTCGTCTTCTGCAACGGCGATCCGGCGGAAGCCACGCGCGCGGTGGGCGAGGTCGAGTTCGGCGACGTGGCCGTCGCCGCGGCGGAAGGGGCGCCCGAGTGAACCGGCCGGTGGTCGAGCGGCGCGACGGCATCTTCGTGGTCCGCGATGATCTCTTCCCCGGCGGGACCAAGGCGCGGTTCGTCCCAGAGCTTTTCCGTGACGTCGAAGAGGTCGTCTATGCGAGCCCGGCCGAGGGCGGCGCGCAGACCGCGCTGGCGACGGTCGCCGCGCGCCTGGGGAAGCGGGCGACGATCTTCGTCGCGGCGCGGGCCGAGCGGCATCCCCGGACGGCGCATGCGGCGGCGCTCGGCGCGCGGATCGAGGAAGTCCGGCCCGGCTATCTGGGCGTGGTGCAGGCTCGCGCGGAAGCCTATTGCGCGGCGACGGGAGCGAAGCCGGCGCCCTTCGGCATGGACATGCCGGGCGCCCTGGCGGCGATCGCGGCGGCGGCACGGGCGACCGAGGAGGACCCGGACGAGGTGTGGTGCGCGGCCGGGAGCGGCGTGCTGATGCGCGCCCTGGCCGCGGCGTGGCCCAGGGCGGCGCGCCATGCGGTGCAGGTCGGCCGGGCGCTCACGCCCGCCGAGGTCGCCGGAGCGCGCATCTGGCCGGCGGGACTGCCGTTCGGGAAGCCGGCGCGGATGCGCCCGCCCTTCCCGAGCGACCTGCACTATGACGCGAAGGCCTGGGCGCTTTGCGTGGCGAACGCGACGCCAGGGCGCCGCGTTCTCTTCTGGAATGTAGCGGGACCGCCAGCTAGTCCGGCGCCCCGATGAAGGGAAGCTCGCCCCTCATGATCGCATCCCGCTGGGTGCGGCCCGAGAAGCGGATGATGGTGCCATTCTCGAAGTTGTAGGCACGGGCGCTACCAATGCGGTAGCCAATTGCTCCTTCGGGAATATTGCCGGCGCGCACGATTGGCGCCCAACGATCCCTGATCGCGCGGATGAGGCCGGAAATGCTCCGGCGGCTGGAATAGCAGACGAGCATTGCTGTGCCGTCCGGCTTGACCAACTCGATCTCATAGCGGGTCGAGTGGAACTTGATCCGCTCAAGCTTGCGGATCTGATCCGGAGTGAGCGAAGCGGCGGTGGTCATGTCGGGGTCTCCGATGCGCGGCCCGCCCATCGGGCCGCTCTTCTCTTCGCCAACAGCCTCGGATCGCCCATCGCAGGAGTTGCTTGCTGACCATGCCCATCATGGTCGGTGAGCATGGCGCCCCGGCCGGTCCGGGGCCGGCGGCTGGCCGGGGCGCCCCCGCATTCCGCCGCGCCAGCCCCACCGGCCGCGCGCTGGCGCCTTCCGGCCCGCCGCCGCCCCACCCCCAAGCCCCCGGCGCCCCGGCGCCGCTGGCCTCCGACAGGATCGCCCCACCGCCCCATGGCCAGTCCCGCCGCCCCCGCCGCCGCCCCATGGGCTGCCGGCGCCATCGAGCAGCGCCCGGTCGCGAGCTTGATTCCGTGCGCGACCAATGCGCGCACCCATCCGCCCGAGCAGCTTCGGCAGCTTGTCGCCGCCATCGCCGAGTATGGCTTCGTCAACCCGGTGATCGTGGACGAGACTGGCGAGATCATTGCCGGGCACGGCCGCGTCATGGCTGCGAGCGCGATGGGCATGGAGGCGGTGCCCGTCATCGTCCGCGCCGGTCTGACCGACGCGCAGAAGCGCGGCCTCCGGCTCGCCGACAACAAGATCGCGCTCAACTCGGGATGGGACGAGGCGCTTCTCGCCCAGGAGCTTCACGCGCTGCGCGCCGAAGGCGTCGAGGCCATCCTCACCGGCTTCGGCGACGCCGAGATCGACCTTCTCCTGCGCGCCGTCCGCACCGATTTCGACGAAGCGCCATCGCCGGCTGATGGCACGCCGGCCGAGGCCGATTCTGCGGCGAAGCCCGCTGCGAAGGCCGCTGCCAAGGGCGTGCGGGAGGTTGACGTCTCGGGCAGCCGCTTCTGGGTTTCGATTGAAGGGCCGTTCGAAGCCCAGGCGGATGTGCTGGCGGCGCTCAAGGGCATCGCCGCCATGCCGGGCGTGAAGGTCGCCTCGTCCCTGCGCGGCTATGCGTAGGAGCACCCTTGGCCCGGACATTCACGCCCGGCGCGCGTTCCCGAAGGACAATGACGGGAAGTATCTCGAAGCCAAGGTCGCGCTCCGGCGCCGCGCGCTGCGCGAGGCCCCGGGCGGCGTGCTGGACTGCTTCGCGGGGCGGGGCGCCCTCTGGCGGATCGTCTGGCACGAGGCGATGCACTACCGCGGCGTCGAGAAGGACATGCAGAAGGCGCTCGCCCATCCGGGCGTCTGCTTCCACTGCTCCGCGTCGGAAGCCCTTGGCGCGCTCGACCTGGGCGCCTTCACCATTTTCGACATGGACGCCTACGGCAGCCCGTGGGCGGAGATCGAGATACTCGCTGCGCGCCGGAAGCTCGCGCCGGGCGAGCGAGTCGCCATCATCATCACGGACGGCTCCGTCCGGCGCGCGCTGATGGGGCTGACGAACCATGCCCTCGCGCGCCTGGCTGACGTGCCGCCGGAAGCGCCCGGCGCGCATCATCGCTGGTCGTTGATCGCGCGCCGCGCTCTCGAAGAGGTCGCGGCGCGGATGGGCGGGCGGCTAATCGCCCTGGACGAAAGCGACGCCCCGCATCAGGGGCGCGGCATCTGGCACGGGCTGGCGATCCTCGAAGGGCATGTCCCGGTGCAGGACGCCATCGAGAAGGGCGCCGCCCTTGCCGTTCTCGGGCGGGTCGAGGACCCGGGCCTCGGCGATGGCCTTACCGCCTTCGGCGACGAGCGGGTTGCTCCGGTAGTCGCCCCATTGCTTGTGGAAGAAGGCGACGCCGCCGCGCGCGCAGGCGTCCCGGACCTCGCGCACCCAGGCGGGGGCGCAGAAGCGGGCGCGAGGGCCGCTTTCGCCCCCGGTGATCACCCAGGCGATGCCGCCGAGATCGACCGGGCCAAGTCGCCCGATCAGCGGCTCGACGGAGAGGAAGCGGACCCGCGCCGGCATGCGCGCGAGGATGGCGATGCGCTCCGCGACCCGCCTATCCTCGACGGTGCTGCCGAGCCATAGGTTGTCCGGGATCGTCTCGCCCATCCGCGCAAGGATGGGCGCGATGTTCTCGGGGCGCTTCGTCAGCACCTGGAAGCGATGCCGCGGATTGCGCCGCATGACGGCGAGGGCCTCGGCGCGCCATTCGTCCTCGGCTTTCTCATGCCAGAAGTCGGACATGGAGTTGACGAAGATCAGCGCACGCCCGGGGATGCGGTCGGGCTTCGCCATCTGGGCATCGCTGGCGCGGTTGATCCGGCCTGTCCATCGGCCCCGATCCGTGGTGCCGGCATAGGCCGGCTGCCCCATCGCATCGAGGCGGGCCGCCATCCGCATCGCATAGCAGTTCGCGCAGCCGGCGGACTTGATGGAGCACCCGACAAAGGGGTTCCACGTGTGCTCCGTCCATTCGATCCCGGTCGTGCGGGTCATCGTGGCGCCTCCGGATCGAAGACCCACGCGAAGCTGCCGTCCGGCAGCCCGCCGCCGATCATCCGGCCGGTCCAGCCGAGGCGCGCGGCGAGGGCTTCGGCAGCCGCGCGGTGGTTGCCTTCCACGTCAAGGGCATACTTCCAATTGACGATGATCCGCCCGGCATCGGCCCGCGCGCTGACGCGCGAGCCCTTGCGGTCGGTCGGCGGGATGAAGCGGGTCTGGATGGCCTGCATCATGCCCGGCCCTCCGCTTCGGCGATGGCGGCGCGGATGAGGCGCAGATGCTCCGCATCCATCGCCACGCCGCGCCCCTGCTGCTCGATGTGCCAAGCGAGCGAGTATTCGGCCTTCTTCAAGGCTGCCAGCATGGCCGGCGCCGCGCCGATCAGCGCCGCATCCGCCTCGCGCTGCGCGAGCTTCTTCTCGAGGAAGAGGCTGTCGTGGCCCGGGTGCTCAAGGACGGCGGGGCCGACCACGATGCTGCCGAACAGCCCCTTGCAGCGCTGCCAGGGCGCGGGGGTGATCCCGGGGGCGCTCATCGGCCGGCGCTCCGGCTGAGCGGGATGGTGAAGCCCTCGGGCGTCACCGCATAGATCATGACGCGGGGGTTGCCGCCCGCCGCCTCGCGGGCGGCGTCCAGGGTCATGTGCTTCTCGGTCTCATACTGGCCCATGCCGACGAAGCGGCAGGTGGTGAAATAGGACGCGCGCGCGATCTGGCGCTGCTCATGCAGGTCGGCCGGGTGCGGCTTCTTCTGCGGCATCGGGGAAGCTCCTCGATCCGGCCCCGCCCATCGGGGCCTCACGTCGCCTGAAGCCCCGCCGGCAAGCCGGTCGGGGCTGGCGCGGGGCGGGGCGGCTATTCTTCGAGGGCATCGCGCATCCGGTCGGCGATCTTCTCAAGCTGCCAGATGCGGAGGCCAAGTCGCGCGCCTTCTTTCACTTCGCGCTTCTGCATCGCGATATCGCGCCGGATGGCCGCATACGCCGCGAATAGGTCATCGCGGGTGTGGAAGATGCTCATCAGGGTCGGGGCGGCTTTGGTGGTCATCGGTGCGGTCCTTGCTTCCTGGCGGGGCGCCCATCGCCCCGCCGGTGCGGAGACAGAGCCTCGGATCGGGCGGTGGGTGTCCTGCTCAGAGAGCGGGCCGCCATGCTGCGGGACCATGGCGGCGCCGGGCTGCATCACCCGGCCCCCTTCGCGCGCGCCTCGATGGCCCGCACGGCGAGGTCGCGGTAGCGGATCAGGGCGCGGGGGCTGGTCGAGGTCGGATTGATCGCTTCGGCCCGCAGCCCCGCCGCATCGCCGGCCTGGGCGAGTTCGACGAGCTTGGCGAGGCGCTTCCGGTAGGGCGCATGAGTCGCTGCGGAGAAGTCCGGCGGCTCGGGAAGCTCGCCGCGATCCGCCGCCGCCTCGGCTTCGATCTGGGCCTTGCGCTTGCGCGGGGCGCCATCGGCCGGGGCTTCCGGCTGCGCGGCCTTCTCCTTCGCGCGGGCGGCCCGGGTGGGCTTCGCCTCGGCGAGCGGCGCGGCCTGGGCAGGCTCATCCACCTGCTCGGCATCCGGCACGCCCAGGACGGGGACGCCATTCGGCCAGAGGGTCGGATCATGCTCCGGCTGGTGATGCTGGACGGCATCATCGGCGGCGGTGCTGTCCTCGGCCGGCTTGATGCCGATCGCGCGCAGCCCCGCATCGGTGATGCGATAGAAGCCGGTGCGGCCATTGCTGTGGCGCCACGCGAACTCGGCCGGGAAGCTGCCCTCGGCCTCTTCCATGAGATCGGCGTCGAGCAGCTTGCGCTCAATCTGGGCGCGCGGCGCGGGCGGGCATGCGGGCGGGGGCACGAGGCCCTGCGGGTGCCGCGATGCCTTCGAGAGCATCACGGCCTGGGTGTCGGAAAGCTTCATCTGGTCCTCCATCGGCGCCGCTCCATGCGGCGCGCCGAGGGCCAGCAGCCCGAGAACCGGAGCCGGAGGGGACTGCTGAAACAGCATGTCGGGAATGGTCAGTGAGCATTGGGCCGGGTTGTCAGGTCCCGTCTCGATCTCCGCCTTCGCCCGCGCCGTGGGCGTCACGCGCCAAGCCGTGCAGAACGCCGCCCGGTCGGGGCGCATCCAGCAGCGCCCGGACGGGCTGATCGACTTCGAGCAGGGCATGCGCGATTGGCACGAAGGCCGACGCGCACCGCCCATCACGCGCACCCAGGCGCCGCCGCCAAAGCCCGCCGCCACGCCGGCTGCACCAAGGGTTGCGGCGCCTCCGGCGCCCGCCGCCGCGCCGGAGCCGTCCAGCGGGCCGAGCATCGCGCGGCTGCATCAGGCCGATCTTGCGCTCAAGCTCGAAGAACGGAAGTTTCGGCTCGACAAAGCGAAGGGGAAGCTGATCGACCGCGCGAAGGCGACGGCGCTCGTCCGGCGGCTCGCTCAGGAGGAACGCGACGCCATCCTCAACTGGCCGGCGCGGTCGGCGCCGGTCCTCGCGTCCGAGCTTGGGGTGGACGCGCATCGGCTGCAGTCGCTTCTGGATGAGCATCTTCGTGCCCACCTGGCCGAACGCGCGCAGCAGGACGTCGAGCTATGAGCGGCAGCGCCGAGGACTTCACCGGGGCTGACGCGATCCTCGACGCTTGGCGGAAAGGCATCCGGCCCGAGCCTTTCTTCACCGTCTCGAAATGGGCCGACCGGCATCGCTTCCTCGGCACGCGCGGCTCGGCCGAGCCGGGCCGCTGGCGCACCGAACGCACGCCCTATCTGCGTGAGATCATGGACGCGCTCTCGCCGATGCACCCGGCGCGGCGTGTGGTGTTCATGAAGGGTGCGCAGGTCGGCGGGACCGAGGCCGGCAACAATTGGATCGGCTACGTCATCCACCATGCGCCGGGGCCGATGCTCGCGGTGCAGCCGACGACTGAGACAGCGAAACGGTTTTCGGACCAGCGCATAGACCCGCTGCTCGACGAGACGCCCGTCCTGCGCGAGCGCGTCGCGCCCGCGCGATCGCGCGACAGCGGGAACAGGCAGCTTTCCAAGGAGTTCCCCGGCGGCGTGCTCGTCATGACGGGCGCCAACAGCGCGATTGGCCTACGGTCCATGTCGGCGCGCTTCCTCTTCCTCGACGAGATCGACGCCTATCCTGGCGACGTGGAGGAAGAGGGCGATCCGATCGACCTCGCCGAGGCACGCGCGCGCACCTTCGGCATCCGCCGCAAGACCTACCTCGTCTCGACGCCGACCATCGCTGGCCTCTCGCGCATCGAGCGGGAATATCTCGCCAGCGACCAGCGTCGCTTCTTCGTCCCGTGCCCGCATTGCGGCCACCGTCAGCATCTGCGCTTCGAGCGGCTCCGGTGGGAGAAGGGCAGCCCCGAGACGGCCACCTACTTCTGCGAGCATTGTGACGGGGCCATCGGCGAGCACCACAAGACCGACATGCTGGCCGAGGGCGAGTGGCGCCCTACCGCCGTGCCGGACGATCCCGCGACGATTGGCTTCCACATTTCCGCGCTCTACTCGCCGGTCGGCTGGTTCTCGTGGGCCGAAGTCGCCCGCGCTTGGGAAGACGCGCAGGGCGACGATCGGAAGATCAAGACCTTCAAGAACACCGTCCTTGGCGAGACGTGGCAGGAGACGGGCGAAGCGCCTGACTGGCAGCGCCTCTATGATCGGCGCGAGGAATGGCCGCCGGGGATCGTCCCGGCCGGCGCGCTGCTGCTCACCGCGGGCGTGGATGTGCAGCGAGATCGCCTTGAGGCGTCGGTGTGGGGATGGGGCCGCGACAAGCAGTCTTGGCTCATCGACCATCGCATCCTGCCGGGAAACCCCTTCGAGGCTGGCGTCTGGGCCGACCTGCGGAAGCTGCTTGACGATCGGTGGCGGCACGAAAGCGGGCATCTGCTGCCCATTGCGCGCGCGGCGATCGACAGCGGTGACGGCATGACGACCGCCGAGGTCTATGCCTTTGTTCGGGCCTACGGGCCGCGCGCCATTGCCATCAAGGGCCAGGACGCCCTTCGTGCGGCGATCGGGCAGCCTTCTCCCACGGAAATCCGGCGGAACGGCCAGAAGCTCGGTGGCGTGGGCGTCTGGCCGGTCGGCTCGTCCTATCTCAAGGCGGAAACCTACGGCTGGCTTCGCCTCGAGCGTCCCACTGAGGAAAGCGGCGATCCGTTCCCGCCAGGCTTCGTCCACCTGCCGGTGCACGCGGCCGGGGAAGAGTTCTGCCGGCAGCTTACGGCCGAGCAGCTTGTCATCCGGTCCACGCGCAACGGCTTCCGGCGGACCGAATGGGTCAAGGTGCGCGAGCGCAACGAGGCGCTCGACTGCCGCATCTACGCGCGCGCGGCGGCCGTTCGCGAAGGCATGGACGCCTGGGGCGAAGGTCGATGGGATCAGATGGCCGACGCGCTTTCCCTTCCCGCGCCGGACGCGGCACCACCCCGGGCAGCGCCCGCGTCCGACGCGCCACGCCCGCGCGGCTGGATCAACTCGCGCGGCGGCTGGCTGCGCTGACAGGAGCCATTGATGCCTGCCACAATCTTGGTGCGAAGCACCGTTGCCGCCGGCCAATCGTTGAGCACGCCCATCGCGACGATTGGATACGGTGTCTGTCTGATGGTTCTTCCGAGTGCCTGGACCGCAGCGCCCCTTACTGTGCAGGGGTCGCTTGATCCCGAGCAGCCGAGCCAATGGTCAGACATCTACGATCACCTCGGCAACGAAGTGGTGTTGACGGTCGCCGCTGCGCGCGCGCTGACCTTGCCGCCTACGATGCTGCTCGGGTGGCCTTGGCTCCGGCTTCGTTCCGGTCTCGCTTCGGCGCCGGTGAACCAAGCGGCCGAGCGCTCCATTTCTCTTGGCATTCGGGTTTTCGCATGAGCGCGCTCTTCCAGCATTACCTGCCGCCCAACATGACGATGCTGCCCTACGTGTCGGGGCGGTTCTATGCCTCGCAGCATGCGCGCGCAGTCGGGGGCAACGCCACGATGGTGCAAAACCGACTCTATTGCGTGCCCTATGTCTTGGTGCGGCCTGGCTTGTTCTCGGCCATGGCGGTGAACGTGACAACTGGCGCTGCCGGCCTCCTGCGGATGGCGCTGGCTGCGGACAACGGCGCGGGGCGGCCGGGGGTTGTGATCGAAGAGCCGCTGAACGACGCGGACACCACGTCGGCAGGTTCGGCAATTTGCGCCTTCGCGCAGCCGCGCTGGATTTCCGCTGGCATCTGGTGGCTCCTGTGCTGCTTCTCCGGCACGCCCGCGGTGCGTGGAACCGCGGGCCAAGCGTTCAGCGCCGGCAACACGTTACTGCTAGGGTCGTCCGTTGGAGACGGCGGCGCCGGCGGCGGATCGGGCAGCGAGAACGGGTTTTTCTTGGCACTGACGCATCAAGCGGGGGTGCCGATCATGCCGAACTCGCCTGGGGGGCTGTCGTATCTCGTCAACAATCCGACTCCGCTGCCGACCTTACAGGCCGCATGATGAGTCCTGTTGCCTTGGCTTGGGCGCGTGCTCAGCCCCTCGGCACCGAGGGGCGGGCGCTTGCCGCCGCCTACACGTCCGGCACCACCCGCGTGACCTTCGAGGGACGCACGGTCGAGTATCGCTCGCTCGCCGAGATTGGCGCGGCCATCGTCGCGCTGCATGCCGCCGAGAACCCGACCGAGCGGCGCCCTTCCGTCACCTACGCGCGGTTTGAGCGAGGCTGACATGATTCAACGCCTTCGCCGCGCCTGGGAGGCCTTCCGCGGCTATGACGCGGCGAAGGACTGGCGCAGCAATCACGGATGGCGTCCGAGCGGCGGCTCGGCAAACACGGAAGTTCGTGGCGCTGCGGTCGAGGTCGCGCGGCGAGCTCGCGATGCTGTCCGCAACGACCCCTACGCCGCACGCATCGTGGATCTCTGGGCCGCGAACGCGGTGGGCGCTGGCATCACCACGCGCTGGCCAGACACAGCCCACGCCGATGCATGGCGCCGCTGGGCAGACAGCACCGCATGCGATGCAGAGGGTATGCTGGACTTCGCCGGCATCCAGGCGCTCGTGATGCGCTCGGTCGTCGAAAGTGGCGAGGTCTTCGTCCGCCTCCTTGCTTCGCATCCCACCAACGCGAACCCGATTGGGTTGCAATTGCAGGTCTTGGAGAGCGACTTCCTCGACACTTCGCGCGAAAGCTTCATCCTTGACGAGCCTGTCGTGCAGGGAATCGCGCTCACGGCGCGTGGGCAGCCACGGGGCTTCTGGCTTCATCGGCTTCATCCCGGCCAGACATGGTGGATGCCAAACATCCCGCGCGCGAGCGAGTTCGTCCCGGCGAGCGACTGTCTGCACGTCTTCCGCAAGCGGCGCCCGGGGCAGCTTCGGGACGTGTCGTGGTTGGCGCCCGTGCTGCTGCGGTTGCGCGATCTGGCTGACTACGAGCAGGCGCTTCTCATCAAGGCCAAGGTCGAGGCTTGCTTGGCCCTTGTCTCGTCCGGAACTGGCGAGGACGCATTGACGGGCGCGCCCTCGTCTCTTTTGAAGGACGCGACTGGACGCGCCGTCGAGTCGCTTGAACCGGGCATGATTCTTCACCGCGATGCGGCGGGCAGCATCGAGGTCGTCAACCCATCGGGTGGGGGGTCTCACACGTCCTTCGCGCGGCGTGCCCTTGAAGCGGCGTCGGTAGGCACCGGCGTGACCTACGATCAGGTCTCTGGCGATCTCACCGCCGCGAACTACTCCTCGCTCCGTGCCGGCAAGATCGAGTTCCGCCGCCTCTGCGAGCAGGTGCAATACGGGATGCTGATCCCGATGCTGGTGCGCCCGATCGCGGACCGCTTCCACGCCCAGGGCGCCCTGCTCGGGCTGTGGGGGGCGGAGATGCCGGATGGGGTGTCGCACGTCCCGCCAGCGCACGAGATGATCGACCCGCTGAAGGACACGGCCGCGCTGATCGCCCAGGTGCGCGCCGGCTTCGTGCCGCAGCCCGAGGCGGCCGGCGCCTTCGGCTACGACTTCCGCGCCGCGGTGGAGATGATCCGCGAGGCGAATGCGCTGCTCGACGAGGCCGGCATCTCGCTCGACACCGATCCGCGTCGCGTCGCGAAATCCGGCGCCGCCCAAGATGCCGGCCAGATGGCCGCGATCGAGATCGCGGCCACGGGCGCGGCCATGCCGCCCCGGTCTGACGTGCCGGCGCGCCAGCCCCAGGAGTAGTCATGCTCGAGAACGAAGTTGAAGCCTCCGGGGGCACGCCCCCGGCGGAAGGCGTCCCCATGCCCATCGTCGCCCGCCGCGCCCTGGCCGCGCCCGTCACGGTCAACCGCGAGGCGCGCACCGTCGAGGTCATCTGGGCGGCCGGTGCACGCGCGCCGAATTGGGTGTCGGGCCTGGGGTGCGTCATCGAAGAACTGGACATGTCGCCGAACGCCGTCCGGATGGAGACGCTTCGGTCGGGCCGCGCTCCGGTCCTCGATGCCCACAATTCATGGGGTGCGCGCTCGGTCCTCGGCGTCGTGGAAAATGCCCGCATTGAAGGCGGGAGGGGCCTCGCTACGCTCCGCTTTTCGACGGCGGATGACGTCAAAACCGTCTGGCAGCGCGTCCTTGATGGCACCCTGCGAAGCGTGAGCGTCGGCTACCGGATTCATCGCTACGAGCAGAAGACCGATCCGGCAACCGGGCAAATCATCCACCGCGCCGTGGATTGGGAGCCCTACGAAATCTCGGTCGTCCCGATCCCCGTGGATCAGGCGGCCGTAGTGCGCGGCGAGGCGGGTGGGGGCCGCCCCGTCGCCGCGATCGAACCCCCCATTCCTGAAGAGGACAACATCATGCCTGAGACGCCCGACGCGGCGGCCGACACGGCGCGGACGGCGCCCGCGGCCACCATCACCCCGGCGACGCACGCCGCCGACAGCCCTTCCACTCCGGCCTTCGAGGGGCAGCGCGCCCAGCAGCCTGACGCGGTGCAGGCCGCGTTGGTGGCCGAACGAAGCCGCGTGAATCAGCTCGACGAGGTGATCGTCGCGGCCCAGGGCCTTGTCCCGCCCGCCGAGATGACCGCGCTGCGTGCGCGTGCCGTCAGCGAGGGCTGGCAGCCCACCGCCTTGCGTGGAGCGCTGTTCGACGTCATTGCGGCGCGCGGCGCACCGCCCTCGCTCCCGGCCAGCCCGAACAGCGGTCCGGCTCAGGACGACCCCGCCGTCATCCGCGACGCCATGGCCGAGGCGATCGCCGTCCGCGCCATGCCCGGCTATCAGCCGAAGGGGAATGGTCGTCATGTCGAGTTCCTGGGCTGGCGGCCCTCCGACATGATCCGCGAGCTTCTCGCCCGTAGCGGCGAACGCTCCCCGCCGCGCAACCCGACGCTCCTCGCCGAGCGCGCCTTCCACACCACTTCGGATTTCCCGCTTCTTCTCTCGTCGGCAACGAACAAGATGCTGCTGGCGTCCTATGCGCAGGCGACCCCGACATACCGGGAGATCATGCTCCGGCGCGACTTCCGCGATTTCAAGCCGCACCGTTACCTGCGTGTTGGTGACTTCCCCAATCTCCTGGCCCTGAAGGAGAATGGGGAAATCCAGGTCGGCACGATCGGCGAGAGCCGAGAGACGGTGACGCTCGGCACGTTCGGTCGCCGCGTTCGGGTGACGCGCCAGATGCTGGTGGACGACGATCTCGGCGCCTTCACCGACTTCGCGTCCATGATCGGCCAACGCGTCACCGACTTCGAGAACGCCACTGCCTACGCTCAGGTCAACCTCGCCAACGGCGATGGCCCGACCCTGGAAACCCCGGGTGGCGCGGTCTTCGGGACGGGTGCGGCGCGTGCCAACAAGGCGAGCGCCGGCACGGCGATCGACGAGGTGACCATCGGCGCGGGGCGCGCGGCGATGATGCGGCAGAAGACGTTGGATGGTATGCCCATCTCTCTCGGCCGCGACATGCGCGTTCTCGTCGGCCCGGCGCTCGAACTGGCCGTGCTCAAGCTGACGACGGCGATCACGCCGTCCAGCTCTGGCAACGTGAACCCCTATGCCCGGCTGCTGCAGCCGGTGGTGGAGCCGCTGATCCCGGCGAACCGCTGGTATCTCTTCGCCAATCCGGTCTCGGCGCCGGTCTACACCTACGGCTACCTCAACGGAGCGGAGGGACCGCAGGTCACGACCGGGCCGGTGCAGGGTGCCGATGGCGTCGAGATCAGCGTGATTTTCGACTTCGGCGTCGGCGCCATCGACTTCCGCGGCGCCTGGTTCAACCCGGGCACCTGATCCCGGCTCTTCCTGTCCATCGCAACCCCATGCAGAGGGCGTCCTTCGGGGCGCCTTCTGCGTTTCAGGAGACCCATCCATGCGCAATTGCATCCGTCCCGACGCCCGCTCCATCCCCATGGTCGTTCCCTATGCCGGCGGCATCCTTTCCGGCCAGGGGATGCTGGTCGGCGCGTTCTTCGGCGTCGCCGCATCCGATGCCGGGCAGAACGAGTCCGTCGAGTGCGAGACGCGTGGCGAGTATGAACTGACCAAGGAGCCGTCGCTCGCCATCACTGCCGGCGCGCGGGTCTTCTGGGACAACACCAACCGCCGCATCACGACCACCGCCACGGGCAACTTTCAGGTCGGCATCTGCACGGTCGCGGCCGCCGCTGCCGACACGAAGGTGCGCGTGATGCTCGCCCGCGTTCCGCCCTCGGGTTCGTAGTGGGCGCGCGAGAGCGGTTTCTCGCGTGCGTCGCGGAGGTGTTGCGCCACGAAGGCGGCTACGTGGACCACCCGCGCGATCCGGGTGGCTGCACCAACCGCGGCATCACCCGCCGCACGCTTGAAGCCTGGCGCCGCACGTCCGTCACCTGCGAGGACGTGCGCGCGCTCGACGAAGCCGAGGCGCGCGCCATCTACCGCGCGCACTACTGGAACGCGGTGCACGGCGACGAATTGCTAGCCGGGCTCGATCTGGTGGCGTTCGATGCCGCCGTGAACAGCGGTCGGCGTCGGGCGGCGCTTTGGCTCCAGGAGGCGCTTGGCGTGCCTGCAGATGGGGTGATCGGCCCGCAGACGCTGCGCGCGGCGCGTGGGGCGAAAGACCGAGCGGCGGTGATCGCCCGCGCCTGCGAGTTGCGGCTGACCTTCCTGCGCAGCCTCGACACTTGGTCCGACTTCGGGCGCGGCTGGAGCCGGCGCGTGCGCGCGGTGCGGCAGGCGGCGCTGGCCATGGTCGATGAGGCATGAGCATGCAAGGAGAACCACATGCTTCAGTTCATCGAGATCGTCGTCGCCGTCCTTGGGGCGCTGCTCGTGCCGGTTCTGGGCATTGCGGCCCGCGCCTTGGTCACCTTCTCCGAGGCGCAATCACAACGCGCGCTCGCCCTCGTGCAAGAGCGCCTCGGCGCAGCAGCAGCGCGCATCGCTGCGGAACTGGCGACCAATGCGAGGACGAGCCCCACCTTGCCCGGTGTGACCGAGGGCATGCTGGAACGCGGGACGGAACAACTGCGAGAACGGTTCTCTGACACCGCCGCTCGGCTCGGCATCCCGGATGAGACGCTCGCGGGCATGATCGCGGGCGAACTCGGTAAGCTCGGGGTGAGCGTCAAGCGATGACCGCTTTCGCCTCTGCGATGGCGACGCTCATCGCGGATCAGAACCTCGCGGTGGCAGCGGATTATCGCGTCGGAGGCAACGACCCCATCGTGCCGGTGCGCGTGCTGCGCTCCTCGCCCGATCGGGTCGCCGATGCCTTTGGCACCACCGTCCTCCAAGTCACCGATGTCTTGGTCGTATCCGTGGCCAATCTGGCGACGGTGAGCGCCGGAGACACCTTCACCATCGGCGCTGCCACCCTCATCGTCCAGCACGCCGAGCGCGATGCGACAGACACGGCCTGGCGCGTGATGTGCCGACGATAGGAGGCTGCCATGCCGCAGAACAACGTGCCCTTGCTGGCCATCCTCCTGGAACTCGCTGCCGGTGCGGCGGCCGGCCTGGCGGGAGGCTTGGTGCGGTGGAACAACCCCGAGCGCCGTCGCATCGGCTGGTGCCTCGCCTGGGAGATTCCTTCGGCCGCGCTGGTGGGCACTGCCGGCTACTCGCTGGGAGGCCTGCTCGAGCTCAACGAGTACGGCCGTTTCCTCTTCGCCTTCGTGTTCGGATACCTCGGCCAGGCCGCGCTGCATGATCTCGCTGTGGCGCTCATCCGCTATCGCTTCAGGATCCCGCCGCGAGACCCGCCTTCGTCGCCATGAAGCTTGTGGCAGCGATCGCCGGCGACCTGCGCCAGATGCTCGCCGCTGAAGTGCGCGCGGGCGAACGTGCGGCGATGGCAGCGATCCGCGCGGAGACGGAGCAGGTGAAGGCCGAGCTTCGTCAGCAGGTGACGAGTGCCTTCGGCGGCAACGCGCGCGGCGTGGCCAATGCCTGGCGCTCGCAGGTCTTCCCGACGTCGGGGGAGTCGCTTCGGCCGGCGGGTCTGGTCTTCACGAAGCTGCCTAACGTCATTGACGCCTTTGAGCGGGGCGTGACCATCCGCCCCAAGGGCGACCGGAAGTTCCTGGCCATCCCGACCGGCTTCAACCGGCAGGGCGGGCGGCGCGGCGCCAAGCCGCGCGTCACCCCGGCGCAGATGGTCGCCTCGGGACAGGGGTTTCTCCGCCCGTTCAAGTCTGGCCGCGGCTTCGTCTGGTGCCTGCCTGTGCGACAGGGCCAGCGCACGGGCCGCGGGCGCGCGCCGCTGATCGCAGGCGGCATCGCCGCGGTGGCCACCAGCCGACGCAAGGGGGCGGCGGCCTGGCAGCAATCGCTGCTCGCCCAGGGCTTCGTGCCGATGTTCCTGCTGCTGCCGCAGGTGACGCTCGCCAAGCGGCTGGATGTAAAGGGCGCCGCCGAGCGCGGGCTGCGCCGCCTGCCGCGACGCTTCGTGGCAGCCTGGGAGCGCGAAAGCGGGAGAGCCGCCGCATGAGGCCCACCATCGCCCCCGGCGACGCGATCGTACGGCAGCCCTCCTTCATGCGCCGCGCTGTCTTCGCCCTTGCGGTGATCCTGGCCGCTGTGCTCGGTATCGCCATCGCCGCGGTCGTGTTGTTCGTCGGCACGGGCCTGACGGTTCTGCTCGGGCTGCATGCTTTGCGCTTCGTCGGGCTTCTCACATGAGCGCGCGCGAAGCCGCCATCGTGGCGCTGCACAGCCGGCTGCAGACGCAGCTCGCACTTCGCAATCCGCCGCCGCTGGTGCTGCGCGGGGAGACGGTGCCGCAACGCCTGCCGAACGGCGGGCTGGTCGTGGTGCGTGACGGCGAGACCCTGGAAGAGACGCCGATCCTCTCCCCTCTGTCATGGGGGATCGAGCACCGCGCGGACGTCGAGGTCACCGTCGCCGGGACGACGCCCGCCGCACGCGCCACTCTGCTCGACGCGATCCTGGTCGATCTCGCCGCCGCCATCACCACCGACCGCACCCTCAACGGCGCGGTGGAATGGGCGCAGCCCGGCGCCCCGGAGTTCGAGGACGTCGAGTTCGAAGGCGCCGCCGCCGCCCGCGCGGCCCGCGTGCCTGTGCTGCTGTTCTTCACCGTGGCCGGCTCGCCGCTGGCCTGATCTCGGAGACTTGCCATGCCCCGTGCCATCGGCGCGAATTGCCGCGTCCACACCATCCCCGAGACGACCTACGGAACCCCGCCCGGCGGCAACTGGCGCCGCATGCCCTTCCTCTCCGTCGATCTCGGCGCCGAGCAGCCGCTGCTCGACAATGACGTCATCGGCGTGGGCGCCAACCGCGACCCAGGCGTGCCTTTCCTCGACACCGTGACGGTGCGCGGCCAGGCGGTGGTGCCAGTCGATTTGGCCAACATCGGCCATTGGCTGCGGCTGCTCTTCGGCGCGCCGACCACGACTGGCACCAACCCCAACTTCACCCACACCTTCGGCTCCGGCGCGGCGTCGCTGCCGTCGAACAGCATCGAGATCGCCTATCCCGACGTGCCGAGCTATGACGTCTGCGCCGGTGTGCGCGCCGACACGCTGGAGATCGACTTCTCCCCGACCGGACCCGCGACCGCGACTATCGGACTGATGGGAC